TAATAAGATGTGAATACGGTAGAAACAATCTTGTCCCGGGTCAAAAGCCGGGCGGAGCTTTCTTTAAAGAAGGTCATAAAGATTTTGTAACCAGTAATCAAGAAATAATTACTATGGCTAAATTTTTAGCAGACAAAATTGTTGATGGTGTATTTGCTAAAGCAACAGGCTCTCTGTCATTTGAACAAAACAACCTTGACATAAATGAACTGATTTACATTGATGAACTGGACATTGTAAAAAGATTAAAAAAACTTGATAACCGGCAATACTATCGAGTGGTAAAAACTTGACAAAATAGCGAATCGTGTTATAGTATATACATAATGACAACTAAAGGAGAATGCGTAATGGACTATAAAGATTATGTTAAACCAATGAGCAGGTTACAACTTGAACGCTGGAAGAAGAAGATTATCAAGCACGGTGTTGAAGTGTATAAACACGGTAATGATTATAGTGGTGTAGACAAGTTAGGCAACCAATACCCACTCACTACTGATGTAAAATCAGCAATCAACTTTGGTGGTAAACTCAATAGTTACTTGACAATAAAATCAGGTAACCAAATGTTTTATATGCCATATCTAAACGGTTAGAGGAGACAGCGTAATGAATAACTTTTTAAGCATATATCAACATATCAATGAGAACTATTCCGGTAGTCATAAAGATATCTTTAATATGGCTATACAAGCCTATGAAGATGAATATGGTGAAGTTGATGATTCAACCGCTGATGAATGGTTCCAAAACTTGACAAAATAGCGAATCGTGTTATAGTATATACATAATGACAACTAAAGGAGTTAAAAATGAATAGAACAGAACGAAGAAAACAAGAAAGAATACAGAAGAAAAAACTTAAGAAAGCACAAAAGCGAATGTCTGGTTCAATGCCTAGTTTTATCGTAAGATTGAATGTTGATGAAAACTTCAATGTTACCTATGACAATACAGGTCTAGTAGAAAAGCAGATTTCTTTTGTTGATACTTGTATCAATCAATTAAAAGGAGAGGCTGTTAAAAATATCAAAGACCCTACAAACGCATTTGGATATGTATTTTGGGGCAAAGCAGATGATTTTGCTGGACACTTAAGTGAGCCAAAAACAGGTGTAGATATAGATGCTTTCTGGACTGAACTGAAAGATAGTTTCTTTTCTCAGTATTGGGAAACAACCAATCAAAATGTTGAGTTAAGTGAAACTTTCTGCAAGGCAGTTATATCAAATACTGGTTATGTCCCAATTGGAGCAACACTTGATTCTGTTAAAGAACATGAATATTCAAACTTTGCTATTTCAGTTGCTTATATAAAGCGGTTTGCTAATATGAGTAAAGTTGGTGGTAAAAGTTTTGGTGATATGGCTCCGCCAGAAGTAGATCCAAACAGTAAATGTTATAGTCCAAACTATGTAGAAAAAGTTAAGCAGGCATTGAGTAACTTTGGTATTGAGATTGAGGCTGATTGGAAGCCTGGTTCTATGATGACAAAACTAATTGCGATATAAATATTAGACCCTGCAAAGGGTCTACTTCCGCACTAACTAAAAAGAGCTACCTAGTAGCTCTTTTTTTTACCTGGTGTAGATTTCTTTTTCTTCTTCTTAGTTGTTTTCTTTTTAGTTGTTTTTGGTTTTGAATAAGGCATTGTTGTCTCCTTTCCTAGTACTGGTCTTTGTTTAATGTTTGTTTTAATTTCTTCAGCCATCTTAGTCCTCCACTGGTATCCAGAAGTGTCTGCAACGATGTCCGCCTCTCACAACGAATGGATCACCTGAACGTTTACCTGACCAACTCTCACTTGACCATAGATTTCTGGCTTCTGCTTCTGTAAATGTTTTACCTTGATTACGTATACAAAAGTCTCTGCTTTCTGATATTAATGTTCCTGCATATCTAAACTTCTTTAGACCTGCTTGTCTGGCACGATGTTTAACAAAGACACCATCAAAGTCCATTACTGTGTCGTGCATATCTGCACTCATCTTTTTACTTAAACTTGTCCCTACGTTAACACCTGCAAACTTGTTTTTTAGTTTACCAAGTATTGAGGCTATTTCTGCTTCATTTCTATCTGCGGCGTTTCGTAGTTTTCTTAATCTATTTTGTAAACGTGTTATTTCTAAATCGTCTACTGTAATCATAAGACCTGAAATAGCATGTCTGGTGTTTGTAGCAATCTGTTGAACGGCTAACCCTGCTAGAGCGCCTACAACTATCTCTGAATTGATAGACTCTTTATTCTGCTTTACAGTTTCATCTAGTCTGGCGTATGATTGTGCTTTTAGTTCTGCAACTATTCTATTGTCTACTGGTGTAACACCTTCTCCTGTCATAGCGGCAGTATCTTTAGCAAGTGTATCAAAGTTGTCGATATATGCTCTAACACGCTCTTGCACAAGTGTACGATAATCCTCTGTGACGGGAACACGTAACTCTAATAGTTCATCAATCGTTTTTGTTTCTAGTATTCTTTTAGCAACTTTATTTTCAAGTGTTTTTTCTGCACTCTCCATAAACTCGTCAAAATCATCTAAGATTGAATCGATTAAATCACTATGCTGTTGTATCTGTGTCTGTGTCGCCATCTAAGTTTGCTCCGAACTCTGGTGCTTGTGAACCATTCTCAATCTCTTTGATAATGGTATCCATTGCTTCTTCATCTTCTATTGTGATACGTGCAATTTGTTTTGCAATCTCTGTAGAGTACTGACTACTTGATACTGGTGCCGCACTTGCTTTCATTAAGAAGTCTAGTTCGGTGTATGTATCAGTCATATCAAAGTTATCTGGATAATCAATAACGCCATCAAAGTGTCCTTCTGCATCATAGAAGTGTAAGAAATGGTGCCAGATTTGTTCTTCTGCAATCTCTAAGTTATCGGCTATCTGTGCTAATTTAACGTTTAATAACTCACGTTCTATCTTTAAAGAAACACCTGATGCTGTTGCTTTTGATGTTGAACGCATTGCACTTAAGTTAGCCATTCTGTCAATCATTGCAGTTTTTGTTTTGATTGATTCTAAAATACTGCTAATTGATTGTGAACTTGGTTGAAGCATGTAAGGTTTTAGTGCAGGATCAATATCTCTATCTTCAATAGTAATAACTGAACCAGCACCTCCCATTAAATCTACACCTTCTGTAGCTACGATTGATGGATGATTTGATAGTCTAACTATCTGGTCTAATTCACTTAGTTCATTATAAATTGATTTCTGAACATCTGCCACATCAGCGATTTGTGAGATGCCTATTCCACGCTCATGTGAACGTTGTCCGTATAAGAATACAGCAGGTATATGACCCATTGTATTATCGTACTGTTCCATAAGAACCATTTCTGCATTTTCTTCATCTACTTCATAAACACCAACTGTTTCTGGTGTCCATACTCTGTAGATACATTTTTCTTCATCTTCAAACTCTTTTAGTTTTAGATAGTCAATCATATAACGACCATTTGCCATTCTTTCAAAATGCCAGTCAATAATATTCTCTGGTGTAATAACTGAAAGATATGGTCTGATGCCTTGTGCTAATTCTTCTGCTAGAGTAGATGCCTCACTTGCAGGTTTATCTAACATCAACAGCACATGACCATAGATATTTGCAAGTGTAGTAGCTTCTCTCATAACAGCGTCAAATGAGCGACCTTCTAAATCAGCGTCTTTTAAGAATGGCTTTAGAGCAGGATTATCTGCTAATGAACCAAACTCTCTTTGAGGTGTATCTCGCCAGATGAATGAACTATACGTGTCAACCACTGAACGACAATGGTTGTCTAGTGGCGTACCCATAATACGTTTGCCGTATTCATTGTAGCCATCGTCTTCTTCTTGTAAATACTTTCTTAGGTATTGGCCTTGTTGGTAATCTTGTCCACCGTAGTAACTATCATAGTAGTATCTCCAACGGTAAATATGTTTCTTATACATATTATGCTTTTTTATTATATTATCATAATCCATAGTGCTGTTCCTTTACATGTGCGTAAATCGTTTTGGTTTTGGTATCGCTCTCACTGGTTTAGTTATTGGCGCAATGTGAGCCACAAGATAACCTAGTGCATCATTTTGGTGGTCAAAGCCACCGTCTTTATCAGGGATTGCTGTCCCGGACTTATAAACTTGACGCTCAAGACAACGAATTGAATTCATACAATTTGGGTCTATTGAAAATCTTATTGTTCCATCTGCACTTTCCATAAGACTATTTACTGCATTTATTCTATCTCGTACTGCATCATGTTTTCTTTTTGCTTCTACTTTAAAGTATTGTTGTAGAATAGTAATATCTGTTCTTCCGTTAGCTGAGGTCTTACGCTGATGACCTGCAGGATCAGGATAACAAATAACTTTTGTTTTATCATAACGGTTCATAATCTCTTGTGCTAGTTCTTCTGTATTAGAACCGTATATTGAAATCTCATCAAACTGGTGTAGTTTGCCGTTAATTATTTGACAAATCGATCCTGAAATCGGGTCAATATTAAAATCGATCCCGATATGTATTGGTGCATCTTTATCAAATTCTTGTTTTGCTACGTGCTTGTTTCTGTCAAAATTGTAGTAGATTTTTCCACTTACCATAACCCAGCTGGCTAAATATTCCTGCTCAAATTGACGTTTATCCATGTCTGCTTTTGCACGTTCTATTTCTTGTTCTGGTATTTGTCCACCTTCTAATGACGTAAACTGAAATGAGTCCCAATCTTTATCATCTGTTTGCCCATAATCATACAAGTCTTTAAAATGGTTAAATCCTTTTGGGGTTCCACAAAATAATGCAGAACCAGGTGGTGTTTGTGCAGATAGTGTTGGTCTGAGAACATCCCATGCTTCTCTTTTCATATCTGCATATTCATCCATAACTAAAAAATCTACGCCTACACCACGAAGGGTATCATAGCGGTCAGAACCCTTTAATGATATTTTACTACCATTGACTAAACTAATGCTTAGTTCGTTCTGATTGATTTTATCTGCCCATCCTAGTTTTATCATCTTACTTTGTAAATCTTCCCATACAATATTCTTAGCCTGAGAGTAAGTTGGTGCAACATACCAAACTTTTTTGTTTGGGTGTCTTGCAAACCTAGCCAACTCTCTGATAGCAAGAAAGGTTTTGCCCAATCGGCGCCCACCTACTAGCACTCGAAAACGTGCATCTGAATCAGCAACTGCCCGTTGTGCTTTATTCAGTGGCATCGTCTGACCAAGGGAGTATTTTATCTTGTTCTGCTACCGGTGATTCCGATTGCGAAAGTAAACACTTTCCAAGAAAAATTAACATTGCTGGATTACCAGACATTGCTACTTCAATTTGTTTTCTTCTTAGACGCATTTTGCCTTCTGCTTTCCCTTTGTCTATAATACCCGCATATCTACGTTTTAACGTGTCTTCACTAACACCGATAATGTCTACCATTTCTTTCATAGTACAATGTATCTGTGCTAACTTATACAATAGGTCTTCGTCAATCTCTTTGACGGGACGACCCACCTTTTTTTCTTTTGCCATCGTTGTCTCCCATTTTACCGTTGGTTACGTAATAAACCTGCTTATGCAGTGTCTATCGTAGATACTATAACATATTTGCTATCATACTTGCTACTTGTGTAGATACTAGGACTCCTAATATCCACCAAATTCTGTTATCTATCTTATCTACTTTATTTTCAACTCTACGAATATCCTGTTGTAAATGAACTAGGTGATTATCTCGTATAGTTTCAATATCTTTTTTAATTACTTTTATTTCTATGTCTTGTTCAATCTGGCTTTTACCAATGATTTTTGCTTGTTCAAATGCTTCTGATTTCATTGATTTCTCCATTATGAACTACTGATGTTTGCGCCTAGTGATACACGTTTCCAATTAGACCCGTCATATACTGCAAGTGCCTTACTTCCTGAGTCACCATCTGTGCAGTAAATTATAGATCCTTCATCGATTGCACCTAAGCCTGCCAAATAGTTTGCTGTTGCTGTATCCATGCTTGTTAAAACTAGACCTGCGTTTGTAGTTAATTTTGCGTTTACTGTTACGGTATCTATTGATGTATCATTACCTAATACAGTATTACCATCTACAGTTAGGTTTGTATTAACTTTTAGATTATCATCTACAGTTACATCACCTGAACTGTTAAGAATATTGTTGCCGTTTGTATCTAATCTGTCACCTAACTTTAAGTCACCGCCTGATGCTCCAATAATACCATGACCTGAATCATAGCTATCATTACCGATACGAATAACATTACCTTCTTTGATGTTTAGTGTCGCAGAAATATTTGTGCTATTTTCAGGTGTTGTTTGAAAAATCAGTTCCGAACCTCTGTTAGATCCAGATTGAGTTCCTACAGTTTGACCTAAAATACGAATGTTTGCTAAGCCTGGTAGTGTTGCTCCATTTGCCGCGTTACCATTAATAGCTAATATTCTTTTACCACCACCTAAAGCCGCTGGTGATGCCGGTGTGCCACCAAATACTTCTGTTTCAAATCCCGGGTTTGTAAATAGATTGACGGGCTTTAATCCGCCGCCATCTGTTCCTGCATATTCTTTGAATACAACTGAAGGCCAAGCAGTGTCTCCTGCGTCAAGCTGAATACCCGACATTGCATAAGCTGGCGAACCTGAACTATCAAAGTCACCAATAGTTGTTGTCTTGCTTGATACATTGCCTGTAATTTTTATATTGTCATCAAAATCTACTGCTGAACCGTTATTACCGATATCACCTGTAACTTGTAAGTCATCATCAATCTTTAGTGTTCCAGAACTTGTAACGGTTGTGCCTTGAAAACTTATAACACCGTTTGTGTGTGCTAAATCTGCCGCTCCAGCTTTGTTTGTATTTTCAGTTGTAGAGAAATCTAAACGTGTTCCCATACC